TATCGTAAAACTGTTCTCCATAATATATAAAAAGGCCTTGAGAAGTACCTATCGCAGTGTATCTCTCACCTTTTAAACTTGTGAAAGCTAATTGAGCTCTAGCTGCTCCTGGAACAGTTTCTTGATTGACACTTAATTGTTGCCAGCCACCTATTTTTTCTGGTGCCGTATATCTAAAACGCACAAAGTCACCATCTACCCATTGTCCTGGAAGAGCCGAGGGTACACTTTGTTTATTAAAACCTGCTGCAAAATCTACTTTTTTTAATGCCATAGGGTTGAATATATAAGGTTTTTGTTATTTTGGTAGTATTATATTCCACTCTAGCTTAGATAGCAAATCTTGTAAATGCACCTCTTTTAATTTATTTTCTTTTAAATACTGATGCAGTTCCTCGGTATCTACTACAATAAATTGATCTTTCATATCAAAGACCATTTTATCTGCTTTAGTTCTAAAAGAGCCTCCTTTGGCATTGTTTTTTAAAGGTCTTAGATCAAATTTTAATAATTGATTATGTAATACACCTTCAGCGTCCCATAACTCATTCTTTTTTTGTTTTAAACTTGCTAATGTAATGTTTTTTAGTTTTTTGTAAAAATTCTTCATTTCTTATAAAGGAGACAGTAGGTATGGTGGATTACTGTCTCCATCATAAGATTACATTATCGTTTAAACCAAGATGGAAGACCTAAATGTGGACGTTTATCAAACATATTATCTTTAGACCCTGGAGTTTTTTTATTGTTATAGTGAAGAAATACTTGAGTACAATCTTTGCCTTTAAACTTTTCTCGCCAATGTTCTAGTTCACAACCAGAATAGACTAACATATCACCTGGTTTTAAATTTACTTTAATACCTTTTGTATTTTCAGATACATAACCCACACCTGGTTTTACACCACCTTTATTAAAATTTGGTTCTAAATAAATTGGCCAATCATCTCCACCTAAATTCATAGTAGTTGATATTTCACAACTAAATCTATCTTTGTGTCTTTTAAGGATATCACCTTTTTTATAAATTCTTGCATAGGTATAAGCTGGATATAATTTTAATCCTGTAGTCTTTTCCATAAGAGGCTGACATTTCAACATTAAAGTCTCCATAGCTATATCAGAATAGCTTGAATAGGTATATGGAATCTGACTGTTAACCCCTTCATACCCACCTAATAGTGTTTCAAAAGGAGATATAAATCTAGCATTAAGACAAGTATCATAAACTTGTCTTTTCATCATAAAATAATTATATAAAAATAAAGCTAAATCTTTATCTATTACTTGTTTTATAATTACGTATTTATTTTTTTTAAACGACATCTTTATTTACTCCTTTTGGTATAGCTTGAATGTTCCAATGTATAAATCTAAAAGGTTCAATACCAAAATCTATTGAAAATTCATGTTCTAAAAAACCAGGGAAAATAAGTAGAGTACCGGGTTGAGGTCTAAAATGAACAAGATCATTGCCATTAAGAATCTCTTTTAAATTAGGTTTCATTTTTAATTTTGTAGCACGTGCTCCTGTTCTGGGCTCGTGGAATACAGGGTATGATGTTTTTTCACCTGCCTTTAAAAAGTAAAAACCTGACACATGTTGATTCCAATGGACGTGCGCTGAATGATGACCACCACCTTTTTTAGCAAACTCTTGTACCCACATTTCACTAAATAGTGTTGTGTATTGTTCCATATCAAAACCTTGGTGATCTAAATATTCCCAAGACTTTTGACCAATGTAATCTCTAAAGTCTCTAAAATCGTTGTCCGCGGTAAGGGGAGTTGAATGATAACTTCTTCCAAAATCTCCAAACTTTTTTATATGTGCTTTAGCTTCAGAAAAATTTTTAGCAGCTTTAATATATTTGTTAGAAGCTTTAGTTAAAGATTTTATAAACTCTGGTTTTTGCTCAGACCAAATTGTAGTGTTAAAAAAATTGTTTATATCCATATTATTTTTTCCAAAAAAATGAAGTTATTGTAAAACGATATGAAGGTCCAATAATATTTTGTGCTTTAATGGTGTGTGGTATTTTGCCATCGAAAAAAACTAATCTATTGGGAACATATGGATTTGCTAAATCAATTGTTTTTTTATCTTTTTTATAAAACATAGTTTCTCCACCCCATTCTGGATTCCAAGTTAAATTTGCATAATACAATGCAACCGACGTGTTTGGATGCACATGAATAAAATTTACATCTAAAGGTTTCGTTAAGTTAACAATACATTTCCAAAATCTATCTTGAGATATTTTAAATTTTTTAAGTACTGGTTCTAAAATTTTAATTTTATTTAAATCTTCTTTACTATAAGTACTGTGTAAATTAGGGTATGGTTTATGTTGAGGTTCGCTACTATCTTCCCATCCTATTTTAAAATAAGATTTATTTACAAAATTATATATTTCTTGACAATGATCATTTTCATAAAAATTATCGTGTATTTGTATACTCATACTATTTAAATGGATATCCAAGGTTCCAAACAACCAAAGAATATCTTGTTCCTTTCGTTACGGGTTTAACTCTATGCCATACATATGAGGGAAATACAACGATAGATCCTTTAGGAAGAATTTCTTTTACTTTTGTCAAATGTTTAGTCTCATCTCTCATATGAGGATCATAGTTTCTAAAATCAAATTCTAATTCTCCACCTTCATATTCTGAACCATCGGTTAATTGACACGTCATGGATAGTTTTCTAATTTTACCATGTGATGGATCATTTTTATTATCTCTTTCATAAGGTTTATCCCAACCATCACAATGCCAATCGTAGTATTGATTAAGTTTATATTTTGTAAATTGACAAGACTCGGATCTATCCCATTGATAATTCCAACCAGCATTTTTATTAGCTGTATGAACATATGGATGTAATTCTTTATATATCCAAGTATCATTAAGCCAAACTAAATCTGACTTTCTTTTTTTTTGCATATTTTTAATTTGATCTTTAGTTAATTCTTTATCCCCATAGTCACCCGTTCTTGCCATAGTTTCTGCTTGTGATAATCCATGCTTTATAATGTCATCACATATTTTAGGTGGTATAGCTGATTTAAAATACCAGTAGTAATTAGATATAGTCATAGGTAATAGTTTGTACAAAATTTAAACTATCCTTTTGAGTGTTAGTGAGGCAATACATATTTGTAGAAGGAAATATAATAAACATATTATTTTTAAGTTCTATATCCCAACTTCTTCCCTTACGTCTATTGTCGTCATAGTAAATTCTAACCATACAACCCTCAACTTTAACGCCGTAAAGCATAGTAAAGTCTGGAGAGTTACGTAGATCCACCGGATCAATATTTAATAAAGGAATTGTTGTCTCATTGGGTTTATATATATTTCCCCACGTTGATTTGTTAATTAAATTAATATTATGTTTAACACCAATAAAGTCTCTCATATAAGTATTTAACTTATCGTAAGTTTTTGAAAACTGTAATTCTTGATCAGTTAAACTAGAATGTAAAATGTGGTGAGATAATTCAATTCTATCTATTTCCCAATCTTTAGGCATTGAGACATAACCATAAAATAAACTTTGTTCTGTTAAAACTTTCTTCTGCATACCACCACCATTTTTAATTTATGCTTTGCTGTCTGTCAAGTCCCAAGTTTTATTAGTTTCATTCCAGACGTAACTCCAAGAATGAGTAGCTGGTGTAGTTATATTTCCTTCAATATCTGTCACCGCACTGTCGTTTTGTGCTTGTTGTTCAGCTGTTAACGCTGGAGATGCGTAAGATCTGACTATCAAGTTCCAAGTTGTGTTAGTTTCATTCCAAGAATAATTCCAAAAATGAGTACCCGTTTTGTTTTGTAAAGTCTGTTCTTCTGTCAATGCTGGTGCATCACCGATTGGTGATTTCCAAGAAGCTGTTGCTAAATGTTTTACCCAAGATGCATAAGGTTTTTTAGGCCAGAAAATATTATTATCTTCGTCCCAAGTATAACCCCTACCTGCATGGTTTCCTCTAAATGCAATTCCACCATTTGTGTGAGTATTGTTAACTGTATTATACGAAGTTTGAATCCATAAATGTGAAGGCCAATTATTATGTTTTTCTAAGTAAGCTTGTCCTACATTTTCAGTCTCAACGTTTTCTGAATTTAACATATCAGAATTGTTTAATGTTAGTACTGTTAGTACTTCATTTGTTTCTGATATTTTTGCAAAATGTGCCATAATTATTTTCCTATTGAAATTTGTACCTTATTATAACTATTCCTGAACCGCCTCCGTTTGAACCAGACTGACCACCACCAACACCACCGCCACCACCGCCTGTATTTATTACACCGACAGTTCCTGTTGAACCATTACCTGCTCCTGTTCCTCCGCCTCCGGGACCACCTGCTTTACCGGGAGGTCCACTTCCTTGCGAAGCTCCACCACCTCCAGCAAAATTTCCTCCTGGACTTCCGTTTGCTGTACCAAATATAGGACCAGCATTAATTCCATCACCACCAGCTCCTGCTGGATTTGGAGCTGCGGGAGGTGTGCTGTCACCTGCATCTGTAGCTCCACCACCACCTGCACCACTATTACCACTATTACCTGTACCACCAGGTTCACCTTGAGAAGGATTTGTTGGAGGAGTATTTCCTGCTCCACCAGCACCACCAGCTTCTCCACCGCCACCACCAGATCCGCCTGCAGTAGCTGCTCTAGTTGCAGTTGAGCCACCGCCGCCACCTGCAGCTGTAAAACTTGAAAATGAAGAATTAGCACCTGATGCACCACCTGAATTTCCGCAAGCAAGATTAGTTGCTCCACCCCCACCGACTACTATAGAATAACCTTGTGCTGCAACTTCGTGTCCTGGAGCTACTATAGGTGCTGGAGCTACTGGTGAAGGTTGACAAACAGTTCCTATTCTTATTCCACCTGCTCCCCCTCCTCCAATTCCGCCACCACAACCTTTCCCTGCTCCTGATCCGCCACCAGCGACTACTAAATAATCTACTGCAGTTGAACCACAGGCATTACCTTCATTTTCCACACAAAATGTCCCAGGTCCTGTAAATGTGTGAATTTTAAAATCACCACTAGTTGTTATTGTTCCTCCGGTTGCTATAATAAAAGGTGTAACTGTACGACCTCCAGCACCAAATCCGCTTACTGATCCTGCTCCAAATGTTGATTTTAAAGGCATCTTTCTTATCTCCTTATGTTACGTTACGCAAACTGTGTTTGAGCAGCTAACACTGTAAATGTAGCTGAACCAGTTTTAATAATTGTATATGTATATGTATCTAATGAACTTGCATTACCTGCAGTGGGGGCTGCTCCGCCTTGCCATTCTGGAGTAACACTTGATCCATCAATTGTAAAAGCACTATTGTAATAAGCTGTTGCACCCTGAGAAACAATGTGTGCTACTGTAATAGATTCACCTGTATCCATAATTGAGTCCAATGAATTTGATCCATCACCTCTAACATTTAAAGTCCAGTTAGCTGATGCATCTGTTGTAAAATTCCACACTGCTTGTGTTAAAACATCATAGTTAACAGTTCCTGTAGCAGCCGTTGCTTCAGTTGTAACTTTTTCAGCTACACTTTGAATTTTACCTTGACCGTTGAAAGTTGCTCTGCCAATTCCTTTTGGTGTAATATTAAAATCAATATTAGTGTCACCGCCCACTGCTGCAAGCGAAGGTGTGTTACCTGTTGCTGCATTAGTTATGCCAAAATTATTAACCGCTGCACTAGTAGTTGTGAATGTAATTTGCTCATTAGAACTTTCATCAAGAATACTTTTTGTTGAATCGATAATAATATTATTACCATTAGTATCTAAATCTGCTGAAAGCTGTGGTGTATAATCTGAAGATAAATCTGTGAATGCTGTATCAACAACATTAGTACCGTCAGAATAAACCATTTTAGTACCTTTGTCAGCTGCTGCCCAAGTTACTCCAGTTCCTGAACTAGTTTTAACAGTTACTGTATAAGCACCTGAAGTTGCATTATCTATAACATATGCTTTTGTTAAAGTGTCTGGAACAACAACGTTAACTGCACCTGCAATAGTTCCAGTTAATTTTAATACTTGGTTTTTACCATTTGATACTGCACCATTTGTAAAAGTTAAAGTAGCGCCTGTTGTAAT